TGCATTGATTTAGACGATCCAGTTCCAGTATCAGTAACCATAGAATATGTTATTGAATTTCCAGATCTACTCAAACCTTTCGTTGTATTTAGTCTAGACTCATCAAATAAAATATATGTTGAGTCTAAAATAGTAATAGTGTATGTTTGAACCTCATTATCCATACGGAGAGTTGATTGTTGACCAGTATATTGGTTTGTATAGATATTAACCAATTTTTCAACATCAAGTTGAAGTCCAGTATTAGTATCTGTTCCACCATCATATTGTGTACCATAGATTTGAATTGAAGTTAAATTTTCCCCAACAGTAAGATATGGTATCGCTTTTGTTCCAGCAGGAAGTGTAATCAATTTATATTTCATTGATTGTGTTTCATCGGGTACAGCTTCTGTAACTGGCATATTTTCAATCACTATGCCGAAATAATCAGAACCAAGACCATGCTGCGGATTCCATAAATCGTAATCTACTTCATCATCAGAAAGTGCAAATTGTGTAATGTTAAAAGTACCTTGACCTTTAGCAAGTAACTCTCTACCTTTTTTAGTAAGAATTGCATCTACGGTGATTGTACCACTATTGCTCAAATAACCCATGTTAATACTCCTTTATTTTTAATTAGTATATTGAAATACAATTTATCGATACCCAAAACAAATAGTGGGCAAACTTCCAATATAAATATGGTTGTAAAAATAATTTACTACAAATAATCCAATCATTTTTAATTATTGTATATTAAATTCTATATCTGTATCAAGGTTTGATGTAATAACTACTACTACTGGACCACCATCTGGTGTAACTGCTGGTACACAATCTTGATTTATTGCCTCATTATTTTTACCACGAAGTTTTGTACCAAGATAACGATGATTTCTAACACCAGTTGGTAAATTATTTGGTTTAATGTAATCCGTAGATATTTGTTCATAAGATGTTGGTTCGGCTGTATTGTAACTTGATACAGTTGCATACCTTGGATCAAATTTTTTGTAATACCCATCATATCTATGGTTTTCTATCTGTTGATAATATGCTGTTTTTCTTTCTTTAGCATTGTACCCAATAGAAATTAAATTTTCAATATCAATTTTATTAGAAATCAATGGTATAGTTGATAAAATTCCTGTTGGGGAATAAAACATTCCTGATTGAACTTTTATTTTCGATGGTTTAGCAATAACTGATGTTTGAATAGTGTTTATTTCAGGTGATATTGTCTTAAAAGTTGATTGTAATTTTGTTTTTATTGTTGGTTTATATTGTGTATCAATTTTTTTAAGTTTAGGTGCAATTTTTGCCTTTGCTCTCATTTGAACTTTTGATTTCACTTCTGTTTTAATATCTCTGTCACCTTCGATGTCATCAACAACAACATTAAAATTACTTTCAATATCATATTCACCTTCAACATTTGTAATGTTACTTCCAAAATTTTCTTCAAATCCAATCAGTAGTGTTGATTTTTTTCTTGAAATAGACACTGCGGGTTTTGGTGCCTTATCCAAAGCATTCGTATCAACAACTGTAGCATTTTTAGCACTAAAATCTCTATTAACTTTTACTTTAGATCTTTCGAGAACATTTGGTTCTACAACTACACCTAAAATTTCATTAGCTCTGATTGGAAGTGTTTGACGAATTTGATCAAATACACTAAAATCAAATTTTGAAATTAAACGAATATAAGCAGTAAAATCATTTTTATTTGGATATTTTTGCCAGTATTCTCTAGCAAATCTTTTTAAGTTTACATATTCATCTGAATTAACAGCAGAGTATTCACCAAAATAATCATCGAGTGTTGTATACCCCAATGCCTCATAAATGTCTTCATTTATTATGTGGTTTGGTGAAAATGCAACCATCAATTTATTAGTATCAATTGAAAATTTGTCAAATTTAGAAACTGCAAATGACTCATCTACTTTTATTGGTGCAAGCAGTGAAGCTGAATCAATACGTATTTTTTCAGTAAATGGTGTGTTGTTTCCTGCTGTAACAATTTCCATATTGTATGTTTCAACAAATCCTTCAAATGCACCTGAATCAAAACCGTAAAAATAAGCATTTTTTGATGAACTATAAAATGTATTTTTTGATTGGTCAGGATGTGAACTTGATAAACTTGTTGTAACTGCAACATCAAATTTTTGCCAGAATTTCCATTGTGCCTGTAAATCGTAGAATGAAGATGATGGTGTATTTCCGTTGTATGCACGAGCAGATAGAACATGATTGTCAAATGATGTTTCATTTAATTGTCTTGTCCAATACCTCAATTCAAAAATTGATCCAGAAAGTATTTTATTTGTTTGTGGATTTGATCCAGAACCAATATACAATTGACCTCTTGATGTCCAAGCACGATTGTAATTAGGTTCTGTACTTCCACTAACAACTATACTTGCCGATCTTTCTATAACAACCTTTCCATATTTTTCTGTTTTTACTATAAAATCATAAATTTGATTTGAAGATGTATCATCGTTTGTATATCTTCTTTTAATCATCAAATTTAATGGAACATCATCATAAAAATAATCATCCTGTATAGAAGCACTCTTATAGTTTGTTCCATCACCCATATAAAGTGTAAGTGAACCTTTTTCTATATCAGTACCATTCTTATTTGCAATAACAAACCAATCTACTCTGCTTCCACTTTGTTTTTGTAAAACAGTTTGAACTGGATCCAACTCGTATTCATATCTTCTATTTGGTTCCATTTTCCAACGGAATGTCAAAGTATCAGGATATTGCCAACTACCACTTTCGTTATTTACTTCTTCCCACGGAACACGGACATATCTATTTGTTGTTGGTAATGGGTAACTACCTGAAAAGTTTAGATAGTTTGTATATTTTTCCCATTGAGTTCTTGGTACTTCACCCAAATCTGCATTATCAGGTCCACCATATTCTCTAATACTCAATAGTGTTTGTGGAATGCCATAAGCAGCAAGAAGTGCCCTTATACCTCTGGCAGTTCCTTTTGTTTTATAGATGTATGGAAGATTATTAAGTATTCTACGCCAAACTTCTTTTGTTCTTTCTTCTTCGGATTTAGCAAGATATTTGTTTGTAGTTGTTTTGCCAGTCCAAATCGGTTCACCACTTCCACTAACTCCAAGAGCATATTCCCACAAATCTTTTGCTTGAGTTCCATGTGAAAGTGTCCAACCTAAATTTCTAGTTGTTTCGTAAATCAAATCTTGTGATAACCCGTCTTTTGGATTTTCTTTACGAGTTGTTTTTCTTAATAAATGATCAGTATACAGATACATTATATCAAAATGTTGTCCAATCATGTTTACAAAAGTTGTAAACTGTTCATTGTCTTTATCGTCTCGTACAAATTCTGGTATAGATTTGTCAAGTGAATTGTAATTTTTCAAATCATAATTACTTGCAGAATTTATTAAATTATCATACCAATTTTGACCTTGTTCTGATAAAGTTGAATATAAGTTATATTTACCTTCTTTTGTAGAAATATCATATGTACTGGCAGTTAAATCAAGTTCATATTTTGGATAAGGTGTGACTGTTGATGTATTCTGATATGTATAGTAGTTACTACCAGTTGTTTCGTAATACATCCACTTTTCAAAATCATCAAATCCACCTATTACTTTATCACGAAGATTTTTTACTTTAACAACATTGGCATCAACGGATCCAGTATATGTTGATAACAATACCAATTGTGTATTGTAATTTTCTATCAAACCCAATTTGTAAAAGAAGTTTGCAACCCTATCTTCTGCAGATGAATAAAAAATAAAGTTTGAAAATTCTCTAAAATCAACATTAAGTTTTGTAGAACTGCCAGAGTCAAATACATAACGATTTAATAATTCTTGTGATGTCTGAACATTTGTTGATAACAAATCATTCCAAGATTTGTAATCGGTTTCAGTTGATAACCAATAATCATAATCAACTTCAAAATTTGGACCACTAATATATGGAATTTTACCCTCACCTTCTTCTCTACGGACTGATACATTCTCAATCCAAGGTTTAAGTATTTGATTTCCAAGCCAGCATTCATAGTAAATATCAACATCAGCTGGAAGTGGTTCGTACAATTTTGCATAAAAATATGTATCATCACCATCGGTGGTAACATTGATCACATCAACTATTAAATTTTCACCAAAATTTAATACAGTAGTTGGTAAGTATGTAGTAGATGACAGGTATGTTAAAATAAAATCACTTAATCTTGCAATCGCTTCTTCATTATCTGCATATTTCAATGAAAGTTTTATTTCTCGTCTATCTGATGATATGTCTGATATAAATAATCTGTATAAATCGGTTTGTGGACCACCAATCAAATTTCTAAAAAAGTTGTATACAAATTTATATTCACCAACAGGTAACTTCAAAAATTCGTGAGCATGACGGTGGATGTCAAGTACAACATATTTTCTTTCAACTGTGGTTTGAACATTGTCTATTACAACAGTTTCATTTACAGTTTTTGTTGTAAATGGTATATCGTACAAAGAAGCACCATCAACATATGCAGTTGTTGGTAAAAATGCATGAAGTTCTAAACTCGCATCAGGATATTCAAAAAATTGAGAAGTTGGTGCATCCAAAACAGGAACAACCAATTTTCTTCTTAATGAAATTGGTGTAAATCTAGTTCCTCGAATTGGACCTTTTGCTAATAAAATATCATCTATATTTTTGTAACTAAAATTTGACACTAAATTATCCGTTGTTAAATTGGGAATATCTTATCAATAGCTTGTTTTGCAGTATCAGTATCTTCAACATCTCTTAATGCCTTTGTATTTGCCTCATTTATCTTGAATATAGATGCATTTGCATCATTTCTTGCATTATCTGACTGATCGATAGCATCAGTTGCCTTATCGTCTGCATCACGAATTGCATTTTCTTGATCGGTAAGCTGAACATTTATGTCACCAATATCACTTGCAAGTCCAGTAACTACTGCATTTGTTGTTGCAATATCCGTTTGAATGTTTGTAATTTCATCTCTTTGGTCGGCAACTGCAAGTAAAGATTCTTTAAGTTCTTGTGCAGCACGAGCAGATTCTTCTCTTTGTTTAATAACTTCTAATTCTGTTCTGAATAATGTTTCGTCTGCCTGTTGTTGTAATGAAACTTTTGCTTCTCTTTGTTTTTCTGCAGTTGTTAATGCATTTGCCCTTTCTGCACTAACAGATGAAAGTACATCATCAAAATTAGAAATTGTTTGCAATTGATCACTAATGATAGAATCTTTTCTTTCTATTTCAAACTCTAAATCAGAAATTCTATTTCTCAATCCACCTATTGTATTATCACCAGAATTTGTTAAGTTATTTATATTTCGTAAAAATTCTTTTTTAGCTAATTCACGAATTTGTTCATTTGATAAATCATCTGGTAATGCCTTTCCTGTTAATTTTTCAAATTCTCCAGGAAGAAGAGATCGGTCTTGTGCACTAGAAATTTTACTAATAACTGTTTGTTCTGCATCAATTGCATCTGGTAATGACTTAAATCTTGTATCTATTATTCTTGAAAAGTCACTACGAACATATCTACCATCAAGGATTGCGACTTCAATGGAACCATCGTTTTGAACTTCACTTTGAGGAATAAAACTTATTATCTTTCCATTTAGAGAATCTCTTTTTAACATAATTATCTCGTAACCTTAAAGTAATAACTATTATCAAAAATTTGAACAGTATCGCCACCATCTGTTTCCACTTTCAAAACTATACGATAAAATCTTTCTGGTTGAAATGAGTTCATCCATAAGTTAAAATAACTACTTGTTCCATCACAACTAATTTTAGATCCAGTATAATCAAAAGGTAGTATTATTTCATCGGTGTGTGCATCTCTCACTTCATAATACGATGAAGATGGTAAATAATAATTTACAGTATAATACGATTGTGTTGTATATGTTTTTTGTGGATATTTTGTATTAGCATGAATTTTTATTTTTGCACGTTCATCTTGTGAATAAAACTTTTTTAATTTTAAGTTTACATTCATATTCTCATCTGTTATCGGACTCAAACTTCCTGTAATAAAAACAGAATCATCCCATACAACATGAAGTCTTGGGACATAAATTGTATTACTATCTGTTCCAAAAAATTTCAAACTGTTAAGGGTATCTAATGAACTCTCAATATCATTGCTAAATTTTAATATAAATCCATCATTTTCAAATCTGCCAGAACCAGTAATCCATTTTCTTACTATTTGTGTTACATCCATGTATAAATCTGATGTTTGAAATGAAAATGATTGTGTACATTCAACATTGTCATAATCCCACCAAGTTCCACCACCTTCTTTTGAAAAATAAGAAGATGTAACATTTACGGATAAATTGCTACCAAATAATAAATCAGAATCAACCCATGATTCAGAAATCTCATCCCATTCTAAATTAGCAAGTGTTGGTGGTATATCCCATTCTGTTCCAACAGTTTTTGATGTTCTATATTTCCAAGAAACACCATCTGTTGTTATAGGATTGTTAAAAAATCTTCCAGTACCATTTGTCCATGAAGAACTCAATGGATATGAATAAACAGTATATTCTTGTGGTATTTCTTTTACATCCGCAGTTCTTAATGAAAGATAGTATTTTGCATTTGGTGAAATTTTACCAGCAGTTATTCTTTCTTCTATTTGACTAACATCAAATTTTATCAGTATTCTACTATTGTATCTTGATGATGTTCCAACCAATTCATGTGATAATTCTAATAATGAATCAAGACCAGAATTTTTTGTCTCTGTTCTCTCATAAATGGTTGCATCCTTTTCAGCATATATCGAATATATCATCCAAATGCCCTCACTTTACCAATAATATCATTATCGGGATATTTTATTTCAAAAATAGAAGGATCCAAAGATGGAAATATGATACCATCTTTTGTTGCCTGTGGTATATCGTATGCGTGTTGAGAATATCCGAGTGTTTGATCATAAAGATTTGTTATTTTTAGATCAACAACCGTTTGAACACCCTCTACTTTATCTAATTCTGTGTAAACATTACTGATTACTATTGGTTGATTTATTTGCCAACGTTTGGTATCAAAGTATTGTTTTAATCTGTTTATACATCTTAAAATTACCTGGTTACTATTTTGATCTGGAAATATAATTATGTCAAATTCTATACCAATGTTTATTATGTATGCATCACGGATATTTACAGCGTCTGTAAGTATTCTATAATGATTTAGATATGTTTTCAAATTTTCTTTTGTTGCATCATTTACAGTAGTTAAGTGTTGATCTGCATTATACCCAAGAACATAAAAGTTTAAGGCCAAATCATTTTGTACTCTTTCACTATTAAAAATCGCCTCAGATATTAACTGTGTATCTTTTGTAATATATGCCTTAGCAATAGAACCATATTTTGCAGGAAGACTATATGCACGAATGATGTAATCTTCTTTTGTGACCGCTCTGTTTTGTGAAGCAAATGATGCCAGTGCATTTTGACGAATTTCATTTATACCTTCTGCAGTTTTACCACCTGTTGCAGGTTCTGGATTTGTAACCGCAAGACTTGAAACTACTTGACTATACAATACACTATCTAGTCCACTTTCATCGAGTAATATAGTTCTATTTGTTATTCTAGTTAGAACATCACTCTGTACATTATCTTCAATACCTCTACCGGTTGTGTAGTAAATCGTTAATGTTGTATTGTGAGGTGCAAGACCGTATGTTTTTGTGTATAAAAAGTTTGATGGATCAATATCAATAGAAGTATTTGCCTCTAAACCTGTTAAAGATGAACCAACTAAATCTGGATTTGGTATTAACAATTCATCATCTAAATCAGATACACCCGCACCAAATTGTATTTCATATGAACCCAAATCAACAGTTCTTGTAGTAAATCTTCTTGCAACTTTTTTTAATTTTAACAAATATGGAGTTTCTTCTCTATACTTTGTCATTGATTTGTCATTTCTGGAAATGTTCAACACTGGATCAAATATAGTATCTTGTGCAAGAAATGGAACATGATGCCAAACATTACCATCAGAGTCAATTGCATATAAAATTTCTATCATGTCCAAATCTTGAAGAACAACCTTATCATATGGTTTTGGATCTGTAAATTCATATTGTACAGTTTTTATTGTTCCCGAAACTGCTCTTACAGATTTTTTCAACAACCAAAATAAAACTTCACCGTTACCATCTACTTCAAATGGAGTTACTTCGGTTGGATCATTTTTACTACTAAACTTAAAATCAACATAATCAACTGTTCTAAATTCAATTGTATTAAATCCACCACCGGTTGTACCAACTACCATTCCAGGTTCTATACCAAATGCATATGCATAATCTGGAACTATATTATTATTGGTATCTGTTTTTGCGGGGACTATCTGAAAAACATCAAGAACAACATTTGCTGCAATTCTATTTTTTGGTTTATACCCAAGTG